CATTCAATGATTTATATAATTTCTTTTGAAAGTATATGATATCATCAATTTGTCCTAAGTTTTCTCCACCAGGAAGTGTAGTAATTTCAGTACCTCTACCACCTTCTCTTCTTGGTAAGAAGAAATCTTCAAGCATTGACATATGTTTACGATCATCTTTGATATCACCAGTGTTTGCGTCATATACTAATTTATTTCTATATTGACTCATAATACCACGTAAATATTCTTCGGCTTTACCTTTAGGTAAGTTACCTACATCAATATAAAATATTCTTCTTTCTGGAGCACGTGAGATTCTATAAATTACAAGAGAATCTTCCATCATTCTTAACTGATTTACTGGCTTTAAAGCCTTTTGTAAATAAGAAAGAATTCTTTTTCTACCTGGGTCCATAATACCTGATGTACAAAATGCAATTGCATCAGGATATATTTTTAATCCCTGGTGAGCTCCAGCCATTTCCTTATCTTGATATAAAAAGTATTCATCAATATGTTTGATTACTTTTGCACCAGTCTTAGGATCTGTTTCTTCTTCAATTTCTTTTATTTTTCTAATTTTAGTTGGATCGACATATCTTAGTTCTTTAATACCGCTCTTACCTTTAGAACTTTCATCAATAATTATATGATAAGGTAATCTTCCATCAATATACCATTTTCTAAAAATATCATGAGCATACTGATTAAAATTTAAGAGTTTTAATATATGATCAAACTCTGCTTTAATAATTTCTTTTATTTTATCTGAAACTTCAAGCTCATCAAGGACTATATTAATTGGAGCTTCATTATGGTCTCCTACAATAGCCTCGTTAACAATATCTTCAATTGCAGCATCACACTCGGGCTGTGAAGATATATCACGATATTTCATGATGAGTTCTACTTCAGATTTTGCTTTATCGCCATCAACATCAATATATGCACCAAAATGACCGCCGGCTTGTATAATACCTGAGCCGTCTTCGTCAGTCTTTGGCACAAATGAAGGACGTAACTTTTCGTTTTCCTTCTTTCGTGTTATTTCAAATCCAAAAAATTCTGCCATACTTTACCTCATATTATCGGGGGAACTTAAAGCTCCCCCTCTAATATTATTTATATACCTTACGAAGTAGTGTCTGATTCCCAATATTGTACTTGGAATTCAACTGTGAACTCTTCGATTTGGTTTTCGTTGTCATAGCCAACGTCGATAGCTGAAATATTAGTAGGAAAGACTCCTCTAAAATCATATCTCTTAGTTGATTCACCAGCTTTATTCAGTTGTTCTACAACTGCGTCAGCTTGGTAATCAGTAGGATTAGATAATCCAGTATTTTCGTTATGACTATTAATGCCGTTCATCCAACGCTCCATTGCGTTACGAACTTCAAATCCAACATCATTTATTACAGTAACTGTCCATGGTTCAAATGTTCTATCACCAGCAATCTGTAATTGTCTACCTCTGAATAATACAGGGATAGGTGCAATTACCGATGCGGGCATTTGAGCCGCTTTACACATAAAGGATGTAAGTTCTACATCACCTTGTGCGTAACTTGGATAATTCATAGTTACTTTAAACAGGTTGGATCTAGCACCGCCGCCAACTAGCTTCGATTTAAAATCATCTACGCCTAAAATTGCCATTGTCTACCCCCTATTGTCCTGCTATTTCGGAGAATTCAACTCCGGTTCTTGTTGCTATGAAGTTCAATGTAATGAAGTTAATCGATCTTGCTGGCTTGATAAAAATATCAGCAACAAATTGATTACTGTCGATTACTTGACTTGTGTTATTTGTAGTGTCACAAACTACTAAAAAGTCTGTTAAACCACGTCTACCTTTTACGTCTCTTAAGAAAGGTTCTACTAAATTCTTAAATTGAGCTCTTGTAAACTCATCGTTGAATTCAAACAACTGAGCTTTTGCTGCAGTTGAAATAGCTTTCTCTAGAGCTATGAATAATCTACGTACGTTAATTCTGTCAAAAGCTGAAGGTCTACTTAATAAAGTTTTGTCACCGAATAATAATGTACCTTGTCCAGGCATTGATACTATTGGGTTAACTCTTGCTTTATATAAAGTGTCTCTATCTGCTTTTTTAGGATTAAATGCTAATTTAGTTACTCCAAGTAGTTGTCCTCTGTTTACTCCAGCTGGAGAGAACCATGTATCGGCTACTCTATCAGCATTAGCGCATAAACCTGCTTGATGACCAGCAGCTCCAATATATCTGTAGACATCATTATATTTGTCATAGATATATAAAGCAGTTGAATCACAAGAAGCATATGAGCTTGATGTTAAACTATCAGCAAATGATTTTACATCTGCTGCAGGAGTTGATGAACCTACTGTATCTTCTATAGGAGGAGATACAAAAGCCATACAATCTTTTCTAGCTACAGCGATTGAAATAAGGTCGTTTGCTATGGTGTTTGCACCATTGGCATCAGGAGCAGCAAAAATAAGATTTACATCTTCAGATTCTGCATCTTCTAATTTATCAAACCCTACAGCAATTTCTCCTGTAGTTGGAGCGTTATCGTCAGATCCACCTGAAAGTGAAGCTTCGATAGCAGAAGTACTTGTAGTAAAGGAAGTGTTGTCAGAAACTGTTTCACCAGCATCTGATAATGATGTGTTATGATCAGCCCACCATATCCATTTAGACTGTGCGTTAACAACGTCTTTATAGAAATTTGATGTTCCATCAGTTTTCTTAGCATCAGAAGCCTGTGATACAAAGGCAAATGTTTCAAGTACTTGGTTAGGAGTACCTGAAATTAATCCGTCTTCATCAATGACTGCTATATGCATTTCATCATTTGCTGAACTTTTTCCAAGGTCTGAAGCATATTGTGATGTAGTTGGAGCTCCATCAAAATTTGAACTATAGGCCCATGCGGAAAAATCAGAAATACCTTGAGTAATTACAGAAACCTTTAAAGAATTTCCTAATGACCCTGGATATTTAGCAACCCAATCTCCTTTACTCAAACTTCCATCAGCATAATTATTGTCGTAGTCTTCATCATTTTTAATTAATTGTCCTGTACCATCTGCAGTCGCGTTGTCGTGACCTGATAATACTCGAACCACTTTTAGTGCGTTTCCATACTTTAAGAATGACGCAGCTACGAAAAAGTGTTTAAAAGTATTGTTGTCTGGCTGACCAAATGTTTCTACTAGGTTCTCTTCAGAACTTACAGAAATTACTTTGTCAACTGGACCCCAATTGAACGAGCCGGCAAATCCACCAATACTGGTTGATACTGCTGGGACTACATTCGTAGCGTCGATCTCTTTGATCTGAACGCCGGGTGATACTTGAAATGCCATCGCTTTGTCCTCTAATGTTATTTGAGTTAGTTAATAAGTTTCATAATAAGCTATTCACACTATTATTTATAATTTTTTAGTCTCTAGTGTAATCGTCGTCTGCACCTGCATAGTCACTTACCATATATTTACGATTAGGATTCACTGATACTCTAAATTGAGTCATAGTTTTTCTATTAACTAACATTTCTGATGCGGTATCTTTTTCAGTTAAACCGAGTTCTATATTATATTTACGGTTCATAAAAGTTACGCCATGTTCGATAACAGGTCGGACGTCAAATTGTTTTTTACCTCTATTTGGTTTTGATATATCAATAATTTCGCTCTCATAAGATACACCGTTCTTTTTCCATAATGCCATATCACCTTTTATTTCAAGCTTATCAACATGTAACATAGTTGCTGATGATGAATTACCTGTATCAAACTTAGCACGAATAAGGTTCTTTTCCATGCCGTCTAGGAGAATTGATTCAATATATCCTACCTCTTGTCTCATTTGAGGGCGTCTGTTTGATTCTAGTGATAGCCTTTTTATGATTTTTATTAAAACTTGTGCATCTGATATTTTTTTTGTTGGATTATGTTCTTTGTCATATCCCATAAAATGTGATTTAATACCTGGTGAACCATTGATTTCAAGTATGTAAAAATTATCTTTATATTTACAATGGTCAACACCACAATATACAGCACCTGTAGCTCGAGCAGCTTTTAAAACAAGATTCTTTTCAAACTCACTTAATTTATATGGCTGTGTTTTAGCTCCTAAATGAACATTATGTCTAAAATCAGAACTTTCATTTTTACGTTCTGCACTTGCAAGTATTTGACCATTAAGTACAAGTGTACGTACATCAGATTCTATATTTAAAAATTCTTGTATTAAAATATCAGCATTAAATTTCCACATTGACTGACAAACGGATATAAGTGAAGTCATATCATTTACCTTTGATACACCAACACCTTG